AAACTTCTTCAAGGTTGAGGAAACTTCGGTTAGCAAGTCGGTAGACCATTCCAAACCATCCCCATTTTTCGGTAAGTCGTACTTCATCGACACTTCCCCCCTCCTCACCATCGCCAAATACTTCTGGATAGAACTCAACAAGTCGATTCCTAAACTCCAAAAAAAAAGCAACGCACCAAACGCCGTGTTGCAATCCATGTCCTTGAAATCTGCGTTCAACTCCGCATTGTACGGGGCAATTTCATACCTTCCGTTTTGGCCTTCTTTACTGATGGGGCGGTATAAAACCGATAACACCTTCCAAATATCATTGGGGGTTTTTTGGTATGTTTCAATGTCGATAAATTCACCCGTTGACAATTCATCCATGTTTGGGATGAAGCCGTATTTGATGCCGTTCATTTTGAACCTGGGGGTGAACACGGGTTTTAATTCCAACATCTTGGAAATCTTAATCACACAATCTTTGAGGATGTCAAACGGGATGGCCTTAACCTCACTAATGGTCAATTCACAAAAGATGGCAACCGATTCCAACTGCCTTTGTGTTTCATCCATGTCCGCCTTCAATTCATTGTACGCCAACATTTGATGTAACTTGACATCCTTCAACTCCGTGGGTACAATGATGGTTTTTGTTTCAATCATATACCCATAAAACGCCAATAATGGTGATTGTTAATCAGTGTTACAAAAACATTCAAATGATGGGTCCGAATCCCACAACCCAAGTTGTGATTGTGCTTTGTCTTTGATTTGCTGATAACTGATTTCTTTTTTGAATGTGCTTCCACTTTCGTTTTCGTGTTTAATCCACCAATCAAACAATTCGGGTTTTTCCTTGGCTATAATTGCCAACTTACCTTTCCCTTTTAAGAAACACCCATCACAATTTCCGTATGGTTCATTAAGGCCCAACTTAAATGGTTGTTGTTCCCACCAGCTTAACACATCTTGTTTAGTTACCTTCCATTTTACCAATGGTAATTCAACATCAAATTCGGAATCTTTTATTTTGTTCCATCTCCTTGGTTCATCGTACCTGATTCCGTTAAATGATGTGTAATCAGTAATCCCAATGGATTTCAAATACCTCCGCAGTGTATCAATCTTCATGAATGTTGTACAGTATCTCAATCTTTGGTTGGGCAAGAATTGTTTTTTATGTGCAATTACTTCATCAAATGGTCTACCATTCCGCGATGCAGTTTCATATGTGACAACCTCAAAATTGTTTCCAAATCTATATTCCAACCACACGATGTTTAAGTTCCAACGCTTATCACATTCATTGATGAAATCAAGTGTTTGTGGCATCTCCTTTCCAGTGTTTTGAAATGTCACAAGGTATTCACCGCCTTCATCAATTAAGCGTTTTGTCATGTATGCGGATGTTCTTCCTCCACTGAAATTTATCACATTCATACCAACCTTTCGTGTAAGACTGTGTGAACCTTTGCGTGGTATCGTTGCATCTCCTTGTCCGTGTGCAAAATATCCCCAAACTCCCTAACCGATGAAATGATTGTGGAGTGATCCAGGTGCGAAATACTGCCTATCTCCATGAATGTCATTCCTAACCTTTTACGGCATATGTGGTTAAACATATGACGGGCATACAATGCTTTGCGCTTTCTTGACTTGGCAATGATTTGGTCGGGTGTCATGTCCATTACTTCACAAATAACCCGTAACACTTCACCCCATGTGGTGTAATTATTGTTGATGTCGGTTTTGGGTTTGACAATTTCTTGTTTCAGCAACCGAACTTCGCGGTCATGGGCCATCTTGTTTTCAACTACCAACAATCGCAGTCGTTTAATTTCTTGTTTCAGGTTGTGTATTTCTTGGTAATGGCTTGTCATATTGTTCTTTGAATTGCTTTGAATATCTCATACGCCACTTGTGGCACAATCGCGTTCCCGTATGCTTTTATTGATTCGTTTCGCCACTTTGAAAAGGTAATTCCGTCCAATTCGGTGGGAAGCCCATCATTTCCCCCACAAATCGGGGATTGAGTTGGGAACTTTTCCCATTCCATATTGAAACCAAGTGGTTCAATTCGTCCTCCCTGGTCTTTCCATCTTTCCGTGGCTTCGCAGTTCCCGCATTGTGTTGATGTGCTGTTCGAGTTGGAAGCATTCCCATCGCTGCGTAATGTTCCAAATACATCCCCCTCGTTTCCCCTCCATATGTTTCTTTGCGTTTCATAGTTTGTTCCTCGGTCACTTCCCTCGGACTTGAATTGGGTGTTGGTAGCAACGAACCATACTCTATCTCGTCCGTGTGGGGCATTGACCGCCGCCGCAGGTATAACCACGGCCTGGACTTCGTACCCCGCAGATTCCAAGTCAGAATGCACCTCGTCGAATACCATCCCTCCATTCCAATTAAGCAACCCAAAAACATTTTCCCCCACGATGTACTTTGGTTTAATCTCTTGTATTGCTCGTAACATTTGTGGCCATAAATGGCGTTCATCTTCTTTGCCTTTGCGTTGCCCTGCCTGGGAGTATGGTTGGCATGGGAATCCTCCTGTGAGAATGTCAATTTTGTTTGCATATTTTGTAAAATCCGTTTTTGTTATGTCATCAAATGATTCTGCATTTGGCCAATAATGATGTAATACTTTTTTACCGAATTCGTTCCACTCACAATGAAAAACATTTTCCCATCCCATCCATTCGGATGCCAAGTCAAACCCCCCAATTCCTGAAAATAAACTTCCGTGTCTCATATTTGTCATTGCAAATATACAAAATCCACACGAAATAAACAATTAACGAATATCGTAGTTTCCGTAATTGGATTTGATTCCAAGTGCCATCATCTCATGATAACGCCATGAATCAATCCCGTGATCCGTTCCAATTGGTGTGTTCATCGTTCGCCCCTGGGCATCACTATCCCAACAATAATTCCGTAATTCTTTAATTAGGTTTGTTGATGTGGATGTAACCAAATAAGATTGGGATTGCATGATTTGAATTCCGTAGTTAATTGAATCTTTGCCCTTGGTTACCCCCTTGATTCTTATTCCATACCTCCGTATCTCATCAATTGATTTTGGTTCGGCTGAATCCGCATAAACGGGTACATGGTTGGGTAATGCCCTTGCAATGTCCGAATTAAGCATTCCCGTGCGATATGCGACTTCATCAACTATTCGTTGACCATTGTATTCATAAACGGCAACAATCGCCGTAGGATCGTTTGTATAACCGAAATCCACACCACAACCAACCAACCTTGCATCCTCTGGTATTTTGTCGATGGTTTGCCAATTTGAAAAGATAACCCCTTGTAGGTTTCCAATCTCACCAAGCCCATATACCCGCCACCAATTGGCCCAATAATTGGATGTTTCCGCCCTATCCCGTGCCTTTTCAATTTCGTTTACAATTGATTTGTCCAACGCTTCATTGTCTTTGTAGGTAAGCACAATCATTTCCGCATCGGGGTCGTTGACCAATTCACTATCAACCCAAAATTCCGCCACTGGGTTGTAATCCAAATAAATAAACTTACGGGTACGAATCGCCATTTGGTAATATGATTCCCAATCTATGTTGTTGCACTCGTTTACAAATAGAACATCACGCCTTGCACCCCTCAACTTTTGTGGTTGGTCTGCGGAAAAGAATTCAATGTATGAATCGTTGGAAAAGGTGTATGTCAATGATGATTTGTTCCATTTGTTGGCATCGTACATTCCAACCATGTCCATAATTTTAAGAAAATCACGGATTGCACCCCTTCGCAAATGCGGGATGGTTTCCGATACAACCGATATTTCACACTTGGCGTTTTGCACCGCGTATGTGATAAGCATTGGAATAATGGAAAAGGTTTTTGAACTTGATGTTCCACCCCTCACAATGCGTATCCGTTTACGGAGTTTCGCTATCTTGATTTGTGCCGTTGTTTGTTGCAACATCTAAATTGATTCCGTTAAAAATTGGCTTTTCCGTTGTAACATCAATTTGTTGGGTAGGCATACCAAATCCCGAATCCATCAATTGTTTGTATGCACCCACATCCCCTTTCCTTGCCTTGTGTATCATTGCAAGGGTTATCAAATCTTCTTGAGATAGTTTTTCCAATTCCCCCGTGATGGGGTTTTTGGTGTCTTGCATTACCTCCAACCATTTACGGGCTATGGTGCTTCGGTTCTTTGTACCTTTCGGTTTTCCGTTGGGGTTTCTTATCTCCCCAGGTTGTACGGGTTTCAAATAATCTTTATTTGCCATAATTACATATCATTTACATATCATTCTTCGGGTGTCAATGGTATTGGCATCCAATACAAAACATTCAATCTTTGGTTGGTGTGGTAACAATGCCATTCACCATCAAAGTACACGGCCACAAATGGCATCATTCGGTTTGCAATTGCCAATACGGGGATTTCCTCAATGGGTAAAATTCTTTGGGGGGTTCTCCATGCTTTCATATTTCAACGCCGTTTTTTTTAATTTTTAATGTTGGGTCTAACTTTTTCATTCTGTCAATAATGACTTGGCAATACTTCGGATCAAGTTCCATGCCATAACATTTGCGTTTAAGTTGGTGTGATGCAACCATTGTTGATCCGCTACCTAAAAACAAATCCAATATATTTTTACCCGCCTTAAATTCATTAAATGTCCATTCAGCCAATGCGACTGGTTTTTGTGTTGGGTGAACTCTTTTTTCTTTATTTTTCATGTCTTCTTGTATCATCCCCATCCATTTCCATTTGAATTTTTTTACTGATTTTTTGTAACTCGTCCAAGCCAATTCGCAATCCGCAAAATCTGTTTCCCCATTGTCCTTATCCCAAACAATCCAACACGAAGATGGTGGTAATTTATCGGCATAATAATTGGCTCCCCACAATATAACATTTTCACATAATGACAAACTCAAATTTATTGCATCGTATGGTATTTGCTTATCCCATTCATTAACACCATAATCATTTTTTTTTGCAACTCCACCACCTTTGCCTTGACTTTGATTTCCTATATTAATCCCATACGGGGGGTCGGTAAAAACCATGTCTGCTTTCTGTCCATCCATTAATCTTGCAACCGCATCGCTATCCGTGGAATCACCACATAACAATCGGTGTTCACCTATCTCAAACAAATCACCCACCACAATATCCGTTTCAACATTCTCGGGTTCTTCAAAATTATCATCCTCGGCTTCCAATTCGTGTTTCATATTTGGAACCTCTAAACCCCAATCGTTCAAGTCCTCCAATTCAAAGTTGTTTGCTAACTCATCCCAATCCCATTGACCCGTGTTTGCGTTTAATCTGATGTTTAATTCCTTTTCATCTTCCTCTGACAAATCCACAATTACACATTCAATTTCAGTGTAACCTAATTTTTGCAACTCCCTTACCCTAAAATGTCCACCAACAATGTACCCCGTTTGCTTGTTGTAAATAATTGGCTCAACAACTCCGAATTTTTTAAGGGATTGTTTTAACTGTGATTCTTGTTTTTCCGTTGATTCCCGTGGGTTATACGGGGCGGGTGTCAATTCCGATATTTTTTTTATTTCTATTATCATAATGCTATACTAAATATATGTTCCCATTTATTTAACCAATCAATTCTATTTTGCTTTATTGCAAATTCTTCCAATGTGTTTTGGCGTTTTTTTGAATTACAACTTTTACAACTGTAAACTAAATTAAAAACATCGTTATCACCTCCTTTGGATATTGGTGTTAAATGTTCAATCGCTTTGTAATCTGTCAAATCACATTCGCAAAAGAAACATTTATTTTTTTGAACCATTAACATTCTATGTAAAAAAGTAATCGGCATTTCTTTTTTCAATCCTCTTTTGCGTTTGTAAAAATGGGATTTCATTCTAATGGTTTCAGTCGCTTTCCCACCTTTCCAATTATACAGATTTTCACCTTTACATTTTATTGAACTTTTACGCCCAACACTCAATGCTTGTTTCCATTCTTCGTTCAATGGTTTGTTTAATCTTGCTTCACTTTGACATTTTCTTGAACAATAAATTCTATTTTTCAAACTTGCCGAATGTTTGTTTTCAATGACCTGGTTACAAAGTTTACATTTTATTTCCATTTTTAATGTAACACCATAGCATTTGCTCGAACAATACTTTGGCTCTCTTGTCTTGCACCCTTTCTTGCTTTCAAAATCATTACCACAACTTTTGCAATTGTATGTTTTCATTTGTTCATTTTTATTTGGTGTGTGATAATTAAAAAATCTTTGTGTTGTTTTTGATCCCCAAATTGGATGTGGCATTTTCTGCAAAGGGCTTGTAGGTTTTCAATTTTATCGGCTTCCTTGCTTCCACCCATGCCACGGCATTCAATGTGGTGTATGTCAACGGCCTGACTTCCACAAACTTCGCACGGGATAAAATCGGTTGTATCATACCCAAAATAATTCAAATAAATTTTTGTATGTTTTTTCATTGTTGATTCCCTTTTCGTATAACCTAAACGCCACCGATTCCGATACCCCCATTCGTTCGCCAATTGCTCGGAATGTGTAATGGTAATCATCGCGTAAAATCATTACAGCGTATTGCTTTGCAGTTGTTTTACTGCGGTCAGCCATGGCCCCCATTTTGCTCGGTCTTGAAATTGTATTCTGCATTTTGTACACATATAAATTTGATTGGGTTCAATCATTGGCCCCGTTTCATTGATTAATTCTTTGGTTGATTCTTTATTGTTATCGCAACAATCACAAAGGTTTCTCGTAAGTTTCATAAACCTGGGTTAACTCATTTATCATGGTTTGCCATGCCTTTGGGTTGCAAGTACACGGCTTGTAAATTCTTTTGGATTGGAATACCCTTGACCAAATTTCGGCAACCTTCGTGGCTTCCATTGGTGATAAGGTTTGGGAATTTACCGATTTGAAATGTGTCCACCAATCGT